ATTTAGTTTTTTACTGCTTCTTCCTCTGATTTAGTGAGGTTCTCAGCAAGTGTAGCAATATCATCAATAATACTACCAGGCATTTTAGAAACTGCTTCAAAGTCTGCCATAGTGAAAATTGATTCTAAATTCTTATCACACAAAGCCAGAATAGCAATAGTAATCTTTGAATCCTTAGTGTCGATTTTTACAGTTTTACCTACTTGCTTGTATAGAGTAGATTGGTAAGTTGCGTACTCGCCAGCGTTTAACTCTTTAACAAGGTAAGTTTCACCATCGATTACTATTTCTTTAGTTCTGATTTTTTCTGCTAGTTTAAGTAAGTTAGCTTTTGACATGTAGTCCTCCTATATATTAAAGTCAGTTGTGACTTGTAGTGAGATTGCTTGGTCTATTAGACCTTCAACTGGTGCGTTAATTTGTTGCTGTGTTATAAATGCGTAAAACCGAATAACATTTGTTGCATCTACGTAGTATTCAACTACCTTAATACTTCCATTTACTAATAAATCGTAAAAAATATCTGATGTTGTGTACCATTCTCCTAATTCTGCGGTAGCTGTTCTTAACCCTGATTCAAATCTTCTATTAGTATCTAAGAATTTAGTAGAATCAAGAGCATCAGCCGAACCACTAAAACTAAATGATTTTGCATTAGCCACTGTAGTAAGAGTTACGTAATCACCACTTACTGTAATAGTGTTTCCTGTTTGGTCTGAGTCAAACACTACTTGGCCCGTAAGTGGTTTTAATGTAAACCCTGTAGTTACTACACCAGCGTTAACTTTTACCACTACATCTGAACCATAAGCCCATACAGACTTGTTAGAATCAGTAATAGTAAATGTTAAGTTGTCGCTAGTCGTTGTTGCTTCATCAGTGAAAGCCAAGGCAGAAGATTCCACCTTGACTGATGCTAAATGTCCTCGAAGTGCCATGAGTCACCTCCTATGGTAGTAACGTTAACGCGCCTGTCACTTGTAAAGTTGCCGAAAAATTGACTACTCCATCAACAGCTACATCGATATTGTAACTAGTAATATACGCATCACCTTCAAAGCCATTTGTGCCATCCCATAAAATCTTTGGTTTTTGAGTTGTTGTTAATAAAGCGCCTGCATCATAAGCAGTCCACATAGCCACTTGACCATTTGTATCAGATGGATCATAAAAACCACTAATATCAATTGTCGCACTGCGTAACCCAGCTAAAAATTCACGTTTGCAAGATGAGTCAAAAGTTGTAATATCTAATGAATCAGCTGAATTATTTAAGGCTACATTGTTTAGTTCAGCTACTACGTTAGAGCCTAAAGAAAATGTTACTGCACATCCTTTAATTGCCATGTTTAATTTCCTCCTTGGAAAGTTTTAGGGTGATATTCATTGTCTAATATTGATACTGTTGTCGCTAGTGATTGAATATCTTGATTAAGTTTTTCTATAGTCTTATTTAGCCCTAGTATAACTTGTTCTTGATATTCAATCCTTTCTTCTATTTTACCATATAACCTTGATTTAAGCCATTTAGTCAGCATTTACACGCTCCCATCTAACTATACTTACCGCTTTGTTTATATTAGCTTCTAAAAATACAGCAGGTGCATTAATTTGTCTGTAGTTGATAGCATTTAAAGCCACCTTTAACGCATCCATTATTTTATCTGACATTTTACCACTAGCGTCTCCATCTTGTGGGTCTACGTAGTGTCTTGTTTCAAAAGTAACATTTTCCGCTGAAAGGTTAATACCAAAAGCGTACTGGCCAGCGTTGTCAAACTTTGCGTATGTCATTAAAGGGAAAGTGTCGCTAATAGTTGGAGTCGATAACCATCTTACACGATCACCTATTAATGTTTGCAATGTAGCATCATTAATCAAAGCATTAAAAAACTCTGCGTTTAATTGTACTGTTGTTTTAATCTGTAACACCCCCCATTACTCGTTTAAATATCTCTTTAGCTATAGGCACTAGTTGACGGTAAGACCTTAGAGCAAAGCCCGCGCTGCCAGTTTTAGACTTGTATTCTACACTAGGAGCGTATACTACATTAGTCCCTATTACTACTGAGTCTTTTTCCCTATTAGTTCTTACAGTATCCTCACGCCTTGCTTGAGTAGCTACTACTTTGCTGTTAGTTGTGTAACCCCACGAGTTACGTAATCGCCCTGAGACTACTGTGGTGTTGCCTTTAAATATTCCTACCCCACGTTCACCAACTTCTTTAAGTGCTTCTTTTTCGTCTCTAGAAACTACTTTGAGTGCTCTTTGTATGTTTCTGTTAAGTTGGTTTACTCCTAGTAACATTAGACCACCGCCGATAAAATAATAAACGCGTGGTTAGAACCTGCCATCTTGCCCATATTTCTATTAACAAGTCTTACTAACCACTGCTCACCGTCATACTCTACTTGATTACCTTTTACCCATCCAGCATCTTGTGTGTGGTCGAATACTTGCTTGTAATCAACTGAGTCAGTAAAGCCCCACTCTTTGTAAGCTAGTTCTTTATTAACGTCTTGTACGTCACATATAACCGTATGATCAGGACTCCACGTCTTAGTAATTACACCAAAGTTATTAACCTCTGTAGATGTTTGAATTGTCACCGTGTCGGTTTGCCACATACTAACACCACCTTAGTTTTTTATATACACTAAGTTGATTAGAAAAGGCCGACTTCCACCCAGAAGAACCACCATAACTTACCGATCTATTACCTTGGCTTTCGCTAGCTATCCCTGTAGTTACATTAGTGTTATAATCTTTAATTTCAGCGATTAAACTAATTAACTGCTTTGGTATAAACAACTTAGTAATAGTACAATCAATTTGTGGCTCAGTGTCGATAGTTAAATCAACTGTAGCATCAATTGTAATAGTTGTATCGTCAATTGCGCTAATTAAGTACACACCATCATTTATTCTCGACCCTTCTACAAGTACATACTCACCTACTAAAAAAGTATCTGTAAAGTCACCCGCCATAGTGTTATTAGTAGTAAAGGTTATATCTTTTGCATAAGAATACTCTTTAGCTGTAGAAGTATACTTAAAGAAGTAATTATTTAAGTACTCTAGTACTGAATTTAACATTTAATCACCTCAATTCTTTATTAGTTCTAATTCAAAAGTACCTGATACAGTATCTCCGTTGTTACCTTCGATTGCAATAACTATATCCGTTCTAGCTTCGTACACTCTTGGTATGCGCCACGTCTTACCAACACTGTTACGGTACATGTCTCTTATACCTTTACATAACCAAGGATTAGTTATACCATTATTTTTCTTAGTATATACAAAACCTACAGCATCGTTATTACGTCCGTTGTTAGTATCTGCAGCCCACATTAAAGCTGTATAACCTTCTGGTATTGTATAGATTGCCATTAATGTCTGCCCTTGCCTTGGTTGTATAATAGCCACTGGTAATGCAGTACCGTTATGTGTTGCTGTAATAGTTCCTATGTTGTTTGCTATGTCGGCAGCGACGAAAGGAAAGTCATTAGTCCCAGACTCTACCACTCTCATTCTAAAAAGTCTAATATAAGTGTTTGTTGTAGTTTCACCAAGGTTAATTATTTCATCTTGCATTTCCCAGTTAGCATCCAAACCGAATATATGAATGCTTCTTGCTCCTGTACCACCTGGTGCATCGTTAGGATCATCAGACGTTACCGTTATTGTGTTAGCTGTATCAGGAAAGATGTAATTAGTGTTACCGTCCCACATAGGTATGCGTTGTCCAGAAGTTGTAGTAACTCTACCAAATTTGTAAACACTAAAAGCATTTTCATCTTCATTTAAGGCAAACTCTTTGTAGTAATCCGTTACGCCATTAACACGCCAATCTTCCATTATTTCTGTTTGTCTGTTAATACTCATCATTCCACCTCGCTAGGCTCATTTGCTAGTATAATCATTAACTCTTCTTTTTTAAAAGGTAACATAGAATAATCTTGCGTTTCTACTGCATTAACCCACATAGACTGCATGTAACCGTTGCTAAACTCTAAATGCCTAATTAACATACCAGTTTCAGTTGTAAAGTCAGTTGTTAACCCTCGCATATTTTGGTATACAGTAGGTGCTTGAAGTAATTTTCTACAAGTGTTAAGGTCAGATAATTCAACGCCCATAGCTAAAAACTTTTCTTCTGTTGCTAATTGAAAATATTGCGTCATGTATACACCTCCTATAGTCCGTAGATTTGATTTGCTAGTTGGTTAAATGCGTTCTCCCATTGTTCCGTTGGGTTAAGTGTGAATGATGCTAGACCTAGGTGTCCGTTGAAGAAGTTGGCATGTGCTGTTCCTTCGTCGTTTGCTGTTGAAGCAAATAATCTTACGTTTGGTCTTGTCACCAAAGTTGTTGCATTTGCTTGATTATATGTTTCTGTCCGGTTAACACTACATATTAATCTGCCACCAAACCTCTTTATTACAATTAAGTAAAATTCATTTTCTACCAACGTACCCGCAATAGCCACTTGCGGAAACGTACCATTTAATGTAAAAGATAGGCCACCCAAATTAGTTATTTCTAACATGTACTGCCTTTGCGCACCAGAACCACCATTTAACGTTTTAGATAACAGATTCATAAATGTAC